CTGAGTAAGGAGGGCCAGAGATGGCAACGTATGTGTTCGACTTGGAATCTGATGGGCTACTAGAGCAAGCCACGAGGATTCACTCTCTGGTCCTCAAGGATGTCGATGATGGTCAGGTGTTCTCGTTTTACCGCCATGGTGACGTTGAGTGCATCTGGGAAGGTGTAGAGATGCTCATGGCAGCTGACTGCATCATTGGTCACAACATCATCAACTTTGACATCCCGCTCATTAAAAAGATTCACCCTGAGTTCTCTATTGATGAACACAAGGTGATAGACACCCTCGTATGCAGCCGCCTTGTTTGGTCTGATATTAGTGACATAGATCACGCCAAGCGCGCTAAAGGGAAACTCACGATGCCCGGAAAGTTAACCGGGTCCCACTCCCTTGCAGCATGGGGCTACAGATTGGGTGAACACAAGGGCGACTACCAAGGTGGCTGGGAGTGCTGGTCTGAAGAGATGCAGCGCTACTGCGAACAGGATGTGGAAGTCACCGATAGGCTGTGGAAGCTAATCAAGTCAAAGAACTACTCCGATAGAGCCATTGAGCTTGAACATCAGGTTGCGTGGATCGTGGCGCAACAGGAGAGGAATGGCTTCCTTTTCGACTTGGACAAAGCTCGCATTCTCCTTACCGAGCTTGTTCAGAAGAGGGACCAACTTGAAGCAGAACTACAGGACACATTCAAACCTTGGTGGTCGCCTGATGGGGAACAGAAAGTTCCTAAGCGGTCAGTGAACTACAAAGACAAGATGCGGGGGTCCTTAACAAAGGACTCTCCATTCTCACCTGTGAAGAACATTGTGTTCAACCCCGGCTCACGGGATCAGATTGCTGACAGGCTAGTCACGTTACGTGGGTGGAAGCCTAAGGAGTTCACGCCTTCAGGGAAACCTAAGGTAGACGAGACAACACTCTCAAAGCTTCCTTGGCCTGAGGCTAAACTGCTGGCTGAATACTTCATGGTACAGAAGCGGCTCGGTCAGTTATCTGAAGGCGATAACGCTTGGTTACGACTAGTTAAAGACACTGGGCGTATCCACCACCATTGCATCACTAACGGTGCTGTCAGTGGTAGAGCGACACACAGGAACCCCAACTTAGCTCAGTGTCCAGCTGTAGGTTCACCCTACGGTGCTGAGTGCCGTGAGTTATTCACGGTTCCTGATGGGTGCAAGCTAGTTGGCGTTGACCTATCAGGCATCGAGCTACGGATGCTTGGTCACTTCATGGCTAAATATGACAACGGCAAGTATGCCAAGGAGGTAGTGGATGGAGACATTCACACAGTTAACCAAGAAGCAGCGGGACTTCCTGATAGGAATGCTGCAAAGAAGTTCATCTATATGTTCCTCTACGGTGCGGGTCCTCCGCGCCTCGCCCACGATCTTAACCTTAAGTCTTCTCGTGAAGGAGCTAAGCTTAAGAATCGGTTCTTGGCTAAGACACCAGCACTCGCTCGTCTTATTGAGGATGTACAAAGTAGCGCTGAGAAGCGCGGCAACCTTATTGGATTGGACGGCAGACTCCTCCGTGTACGTAGTTCGCATGCAGCGCTCAATACGCTACTGCAAAGCGCAGCGGCTCTCATCTCAAAGCGGTGGATGGTGGAACTCCATACCATGCTGGAAGACGAAGGCATCACTGGCGTTAAGCAACTTGCGTGGGTTCATGACGAACTTCAAATCGAAGTACCGGAGTTGGCCGCTCAACGATTGGGAGAACTCGCAGTCAAGTCTATTGGACTAGCAGGTGAGTTCTTCGACATGAAGGTAGCGCTCACTGGTGAGTACAAGATTGGTAACAACTGGAAGGAAACACACTGATGGATGAAGAAGACTTCACTGCGATGTTCAGGCAACCTATCTGGACCCCGTTTCACCAACTCAAGATGATCGCTGAGGTAGCTGATACGACGATTGACGTTGACGTTAAAGCTGCACTGAAGGCGGTAGTAAACTCTATCGCTCAGGACATCATTGACCAATACAACTGTAAAACAGATGCGGAGAATGTCGTTGGATTCCACACTTCTCATTGATGCTGACATCTTGTGCTTCCAGTCCTGTGCGGCTGTAGAGCATGAGGTCCTACATGAGGATGACGGTACGTGTATCCTTGTGTCCACTTTGGAAGATGCCCTAAGTGTATTCTATGACACCTTGGCTGACCTCGAGGAACAGGTAGGTTTCTCAGGGTACAACGTGTTCTGCTTCTCAGACAAAACCAACTTCCGTAAGGAGGTCTGGGCGGGCTACAAGGCGCACCGCAAGGACACACGTAAGCCTCTCGCTTACAAGTGGCTCGTGGATTACGTCAAAGAGAAGTACGACACACGGACTATGGACACTCTTGAGGCTGACGATGTGTTAGGCATCTTGGCTACTCGAGACCCTAACGCTGTGATCTGGTCACCTGATAAGGACCTTAAGCAAATCCCAGGTAAGCACCTAGTGGATGACGAAGTAGTGACGATCACGCGGGAGGAGGGCGATGCTTTCCATATGTACCAAACCCTCGTGGGGGATACTTCAGACGGCTACAAAGGATGCCCAGGAATTGGCCCTAAGAAAGCTGAGGGAATTACTGATTGGCCCACTATCGTAGCACTGTTTGAGAAGGCAGGGCTAAACGAGCGTGAAGCTCTCATTCAAGCCCGCCTAGCCCGTATCTTGCGGGACAGTGACTACAACGATGAACAGGGAGTGATCTTATGGAAACCGACGAAATCCTCTACGTGACGCCAACGTCCCGCCAAGTCGGCGGGGATCACTATAAGAAACACGCCATCCAACCCATTGAGTACATCATGGGGAATAACCTCGGGTTCTGTGAGGGAAACGTCGTCAAGTACATCACACGGTGGCGTGACAAGGGTGGCGTCAAAGACCTTGAGAAGATCAAACAGTACGTAGATTTCTTGATTGAACAGGAGAACACATGACTAAGTGTCGTAGCCGTGAAGTAGCAGTGGCTGAGTTCCACAAGTGCATGGGTCATCAAGTTGATGGCCCTTTTTTGTTGGATGAAGTTGAACTCAGGGAGCGCCTAATTGCAGAAGAGTTCGATGAGTTAATAGCAGAACTTGTCGGTCTACAAATGGACATCATGCGCCACGGAGAGCCCCGTAAGGAAACCCTAGAGAGACTCCTCAAAGAGATGGCTGATCTCCAGTACGTCCTAAGCGGTCTGGCGGTTACCTTCGGGTTGAACCTTGAGGTTGCCTTCAACCGTGTACACGCAAGCAACATGAGCAAACTGGATGACCGTGGGTTCCCTGTGCGTGATGAAGGAGGGAAGATACTCAAGGGTCCTAACTACGAGCCACCTAGTATGGGCGGGCTGGTGTAAACTCTCACGGAGACCTCACATGATCAACGCTGGAAACATTGGTGCCACCGGGTACACTAGGTCCGCCGCTGACCTATACTGCTCACCACGCTGGCTAGTACCAGCCCTGCTCGATCACGTACCGATCACCGGCACGGTCTGGGAGCCGACGGCGGGGCATATGGACTTGGTTGAGCCGCTCACGGATGCTGGTCTGATCGTCAACGCAACAGACCTCCATGACTACGGTACAAGCGCAACAGCCAATGTAGACTTCCTGACATGCGCTCAGATAGCGTGTGACTGGATTGTGATGAACCCTCCTTTCAACCTTTCTGATGCATTTGTGAGGAGGGCTCTCGACATTGCCACTGTCGGTGTTGCGTGTGTGCTGCGCCTTAATTGGATCGCAGCGAAGAAACGCGCTGACTTAGCGTCCTCTCTGTCGCATCTCATCATACTAGGCAGAGTTCCTTTCCTTCCTCCAGGGGCCGTCGATAAAGGCATCAGCCCAACCACCGATTATGCGTGGTGCGTCTGGAATACGGGTCACAAAGGGCCGACAACAATTACGCGAGGAGTGAAATGATGATGACTGAAGACGTTGATTTTAACGCAGAGATTGATCGCCTCAAGAAGGAACTAGCTGCTGCTGATCGGTTTGGTGAGGATATGTACAGAAAGGTTCAGACCCTTGAAGCCCTGATGAGGCACACTAACACCTGTGCTTCTTGCGGTGCCACTGTAATGAACCGTGAGAGTTACCCATGAAGGTAACACTGCTAGATCACATGGGGTCAGACCTCACTGTAGTTAATGCGGCTCGGGTGAGCTTCGATAAGGAGAGTGATTGGGTTTACTGTGGTGGACACTCTGACGGACGCGACAAAGACTTATCTGTTAAGGATAAGAAGCTCATCAAGTACCTCGCAGAGCATAACCATTGGTCCCCCTTCTCACACTGCTTTGTTCAGTTCAGGGTTAAAGCGCCGCTATTCGTAGCGAGGCAACTTCAGAAACATCAGGTTGGACTAGCGTGGAACGAGGTGAGCCGCAGGTATGTGGATAGTGAACCTGAGTTCTATGAGCCTGAAGTGTGGCGTAAGAAGGCAGACAATGTGAAGCAGGGTAGTTCTGATAAAGCTGTGCGTCCTTCTTTAAATACTATTCCTATTGTGGAATGGAACGATGATGACGAAGGAACTACCGGAAGTTATCTACCCATTCATTCTGTGGCTACGGAAGTTTATAAGCGATTGTTAGATGAAGGCGTCTGCCACGAACAGGCACGTATGGTTCTACCTCAATCAATGTTTTGCGAGTGGGTCTGGTCAGGCTCTCTCTACGCTTTCGCTCGTGTTGTAAACCTCCGTCTAGACCCTCACTCCCAGAGAGAAACTCGAGAAGTAGCTAAGCAAATCGCGGAGTTCCTCCATGCTTTGTTCCCAGTGAGCTACAACGCTCTCTGCAACTAAACCCTCCCCTTAAAATCACAAAGAGGTGCTGATGACCTTTCGGTCAAACCGTAACCCTATGTTCCGCTCAAAGTTCAGCGAGGACATCTTCAATCATAAATACTCACACCAAGACTGCACCACATGGGCAGACCTAGCTAAAGTCCTAGTAGAAGACGTATGCCGGTCAGATATGACAGTCAGCGAAAAGGAGCAGCTGATTAAGTTCATTGAGGACCTTAAGTTTGTCCCCGGTGGTCGGTACATCTACTACGCTGGTAGACGCAACAAATTCTTCAATAACTGCTATCTACTTCGCGCTGAGGAAGACACTCGAGAAGACTGGGCAGACCTAGCTTGGAAAGCTACCAGCTGCCTGATGACAGGCGGCGGTATCGGGATTGATTACTCTGTGTATCGCCAATCAGGTTCCAAGCTAAGTGGAACTGGGGGAGACTCCTCAGGCCCTGTACCTGCAATGAAGCTCATTAACGAGATTGGGCGCAATGTTATGCAAGGCGGCTCCCGTCGCTCTGCAATTTACGCTTCACTGAACTGGAAGCATGGTGATATCGACGAGTTCTTGAACGCTAAGAACTGGAGTAACATGCCAGTGGGTGACACTGGCGCTTCCCTCTCAGATATCAAAGAGAATGACTTCAACTTCTCTGCTCCGTTAGACATGACGAACATCTCAGTTAACTACGACACTGAGTGGCTACAGGAACTCTGGGAGACCGGAGACCACGGTGATGTCTTCAAGGCAAATGTACGCCAAGCACTCATGACAGGTGAGCCGGGGTTCTCATTCAACTTCTTTGATAAGGAGAACGAGACCCTTCGTAACGCATGTACGGAGGTCACCAGCGAAGATGACTCAGACGTATGCAACCTTGGAAGCCTTAATCTTGGACGAATTGAGAACCTCCAAGAACTTAAAGAAGTCACTGACCTCGCTACAAAGTTCCTACTGTGCGGAACGCTACGAGCAGACCTTCCTTATGACAAGGTGCACCGAGTCCGTCAAAAGAACCGACGTTTGGGCTTAGGTCTCATGGGTATCCATG